TTTTGGACAAAGAGGCGGCAGCAAAAATTATATCTTCTGATGAGGTAAGCACGGAAGAGTGCGACAACAAAACAGAATATGCAATATCTAAAGCAACTAATTCTTGCGTCCTTAAGAAAGATATTGCCGAATCTTCTTTAAGAATTGAAAGAGAGACTAATAAAAAATTGGTTATCCTTAAGAATCAAGAAATAGATCGCCTCAATGAGAAGTTGGAGAACGCCGGAACTGATTGGGGACCATTGTGGTTTGCCGGTGGATCAGTCGTTGGGGTGGTAATGTCGCTCACTATCTTTTATTTAGCGATTCAAACAGTTAATTCGGAGCCACTTTAGTGAGTAAAGATTATGACAAGATTGCGGAAATTGAGCAGGCGGTTAAGAAGAAGTATGGCGCCGCGACGATTCAAAATCCTCTTTCTAGTTGGGATCAAGATAAAGAAAAAGAATACATTAGTCAGATCAAGGAGGTTTCTAAGATCGAGAAAAGCAAGGCTCCGCGAGAGAAGGAAGAATACAATGGTTTTTTAATAGATAAAAAACTACTTACTAAGGATAATAAAGCTGTTTGTCCTGTCTGTGACGAATACTCTTTTAGCGTCCGCGATGATGTGCATTTGAATAAATGGGATTGTTGTTTCGGGTGTTATATACGGTGGGTGGAAGGGAGAGAAGAGCGTTGGACAGCAGGATGGCGACCGGAGGCAGAGAATAAGGATGGTGAGCGAGAGGGTGGATGAACTGGTAAAAATGGTATCTCTTTTGAAACGCGACGCTGAGAAGTGTGATAATGGGAATGCTTCTGCCGCTACACGAGTTAGAAAAGATTTGATGGATCTAATTAAGGAAATGAAAGAACTTCGTCAATCAGTCTTAGATCAACGAAAGGAGAAATTATAATGGCAACCATGGAAGAAATTGCAAAAGGCATCTCACAGGTGATGGCCGACGCTTATGATGGCGCCATCGATGAAGATGGCAAACCCTTAGAGACGGGACTTAAGAGGGGTGGATTCGATGTGAAACTTACCGATAAACGCATTAACGATGGGTTTGGACTTTCTCTAAACGGTGATATTCTCATTCTTAATTATGAAGGAGAGGTTTCGGTTAAAGAACTTAAAGATAAGAATTTTGAGAAGGATGTAGAGCAAACGCTTGCCGAGGTCCTGAAATTTATTAAGAAACATTTTCGCAAAGTAACAGGTCAAACCCTCAAATGTAAACCAGTGGGCGAAGTGAACATCAGTGTGCAGAGCACCAGTCGTGTTCATACTTGGGTGGAAGCTCAGATGCGTTATGAAGTTCAAGGGATTGAAGGCTATGACAAGAAGGCGCGCCTCGCCGAGAAATCCCTCGATAAATCTTTTAAAGATTGGTTGGGGATCGGCAAAGATGAGTGGAAAACTAAAAAAGTTCAAAATGTGACGCGACCAAAGGAGGAATCCTAATGGATCTAACTCACGAGCGCATACGACAAATTATCCAAGAAGAAGTTGATCACATACACACTAGCGAAGAGGATACTCGTCGTGTAAAGAAGAAGTTACAAAGAATTGCTAAGTTATCGGGGGATCTTCATCAGCTGATGGAGGACGCCGATGAACACCCGGCGTGGTTATATGAAAACGTAGACATTGTAGCAGCTATGTTGCAATCAATTGTTGACTATAAAAACGGCGAAGACCCGAGATAAGAAGTAAGTAAGATGTTATGGTGTACCACATTTCCAAAACCGAAATCAAGAAAGAAATTACCAAATGTGGTAAAGATCCGGTCTATTTTTTAAACAACTACGCTAAAATTTCTCATCCCGACAGGGGACTCATTCCCTTTAAGACTTATGATTTTCAAACTGACCTATTGACTAGTTTTAATGATCATCGATTTAATATAATACTTAAGGCGCGCCAATTAGGAATATCAACTATTACTGCCGGATACGTTGCATGGTTAATGTTGTTCCGCCGAGAAAAGAATATTTTAGTGGTTGCCACTAAGTTTTCAACTGCGGCTAATTTAGTGAAGAAGGTTAAAGCATTGATTAAGAACATGCCCGACTGGATCAAGATATCAGATATTAGCGTAGACAATAGGACAGCATTTGAACTTACTAATGGTTCCCAGATTAAAGCGTCAACTACGTCTCCGGATGCCGGTCGCTCGGAGGCACTTTCACTGTTGGTGGTAGACGAAGCAGCCCACGTACCCGAATTGGAAGAAATGTGGAAAGCACTCTATCCCACTCTGTCGACGGGAGGGCGATGTATTGCTCTTTCGACTCCAAATGGAGTTGGCAATTGGTTCCATCAAAACTATGTAGACGCCGACGAGGGAAGAAATAGTTTCTTCACCACCAAATTACCATGGGATGTACATCCGGATCGAGATATGAATTGGTTCGAGAAAGAAACTCAGAATATGTCACAGCGCGACATTGCTCAAGAATTGGAATGTAATTTTAATATGTCGGGAGAGACAGTTATTCATCCCGAAGATATCCAGAAGATGTTGAGTGTGGTGTGTGATCCCAAACATCGAACTGGGTTTGATCGCAACTATCATATATGGGAAGAATTCCAAGGTGGACAAGAATATTTGCTAGTCGCTGATGTGGCACGCGGAGACGGACGAGATTATTCAGTCTTTCATGTTATTAAGTTAAATACAATGGAAGTGGTGGCGGAGTATCAAGGAAAGCCAAGCTTGGAAATGTTTGCCAACTTGCTTAATTCAGCGGGGCATGAGTACGGCGACTGCATGGTGGTGGTGGAAAATAATAATATTGGGTTTAGTGTTCTGGAAAAGTTGATAGAAATGGAATATCCAAACATCTACCACTCCATTAAGTCTACCCACGAATATGTAGATCAACTCACGGCCGAAGGCAGCAATAGTGCCGTTCCGGGGTTCACTACCTCAACTCGAACGCGCCCTTTAATTGTTGCTAAATTAGAAGAGTTTATAAGAAATAATATGATTACCATTTATTCTGCACGCGCTGTAAGTGAGTTTAAGACTTTTATATGGAACAACGGCAAACCCCAAGCTATGCGTAGTTATAATGATGATCTGGTTATGAGTTTAGCAATCGCTTGTTGGGTGAGAGATACGGTGGTGACTGTTTCTAAGAGAGATATAAAATATGCTCAAGCAATACTTAATAGTATGACATATGCAAATACGCAAATTAATACCACTATTAAAGGTATGCATGGATACAAGAGAGATGAAATGCATGATAAGATGGAAGAGCAACGAGAATTACAATCTGAATATGGATGGTTGTATAAAGGATAAGGAATATGGCAGATAGTAGAAAAAATCCTGCAAACTCAGAGTCGACGTTATTCCGGAAATTAACAAAGTTATTTTCTGGGCCCATCGTAAGTCGAAATACGGAGATGATCCGCAATACACGACGGCAAGATTTAGATAAATATAGATTCAAGTCAGCAAGTGGACAGAATTTCAAAAAGACCTCTTATAATCCCTTTGAGAGTATTAATTCAACGCAAATTGCCAACCAACAAAGAGCAGAGAGGTATGTAGACTTCGATCAGATGGAATACATGCCGGAACTTGCATCGGCAATGGATATTTATGCGGATGAAATGACTACTTCTACATCTTTTGAGGAGATGCTGCGCATTAAGTGTCCCAACGAAGAAATAAAGTCAGTTTTGAGCACTCTTTTTCATAGTGTTTTAAATGTAGATTTTAATTTGTTTGGGTGGTGCCGAACTATGTGTAAGTATGGGGACATGTTTCTGTATTTAGACATCGACGAGGGAACTGGCGTCAAAAGTGTGATCGCGTTACCCACCAATGAAATAGAAAGGCTCGAAGGAGAGGATCCCACTAACCCTAACTATGTACAGTTCCAGTGGAACAGTGGCGGAATCACTTTTGAAAATTGGCAGATTGCCCACTTTCGAATTTTAGGTAACGACAAGTATGTGCCCTATGGATCTTCTATTTTAGAACCAGCCCGGCGCATTTGGCGCCAATTGGTGCTCTTAGAAGATGCAATGATGGCATATCGTATTGTTCGATCTCCTGAGCGCCGCGTATTTTATATTGATGTGGGAAGTATTGCTCCTGAAGATGTAGAGCAATATATGCAAAAAATTATTACTAACATGAAAAGAAATCAAGTGATAAATCAAGATACTGGGAGGGTTGATTTGAGATATAATCCAATGAGTATTGAAGAAGATTATTTCTTGCCCGTTAGAGGGGGAAATAGCAACACTAAAATTGACCCGCTCCCCGGTGGAACTTATACTGGCGATATCGATGATGTAAAATACTTGAGAGACAAATTATTTTCAGCTTTAAAGATACCAGCCTCATACCTTTCCAGAGCAGAGGGATCCGAAGAGGACAAAACAACTTTGGCACAAAAAGAT